GAAGGTTGCCAGAGTGGACTAATGGACCAGTCTTGAAAACTGTCAGGTGTAACAGCCTCATGGGTTCGAATCCCATACCTTCCTCCGCTTCTCTAGTCCAACGGTAGAGACATCAGCTTCAAACACTAATCAGTATAGGTTCGAATCCTATGAGAAGCACGGAAGCATGGCTGAGAGGCTTAAGGCACCACACTGCTAACGTGGCGTATCGAAAGGTACCGTGAGTTCGAATCTCACTGCTTCCTCCAAGGGGTACAAGCATTAAGGTGATGCAACGGACTTTTAATCCGTGGAACAGGGATCGTTCCCCTGGTGCCCTACTATTCTCCCTTCGTCTAATTGGCAAGACTCCAGGTTTTGGTCCTGGCTATCGAGGTTCGAGTCCTTGGGGGAGAGCTTGCAAATAACTATGATAGATGTTATAATGTATATGCCTGCCAATTGGGGGCAATTGACTCGCTTAATATAAGGAGATGATATACATGGTATACACACGTACACCACATGTGGGAAGAGACTTCCCATTCGGAAGCCTTGCTCAGGAATTTGAGAAGGTATTCGCAACAACAACTACAACCAACTACCCACCATACAACATTGCTAAGATTAGCGATGATAAGTATGTGATGGAATTTGCAGTAGCTGGTTTCAAACGGGATGACATCAGTGTTACTACTGAAAAGAATGTCCTGTCAATCAAGGCAGAGAAGACTGAATCTGAAGAGAAGAACTATGTCTATAAAGGTATTGCTGCTCGAAAGTTCAATCGTGCCTTCACCCTACCAGAATATTTTGAGGTAGAGTCTGCTGGATTTGAAGACGGTATTCTGTATATCGATCTCATCCGCAATATTCCAGAAGAAAAGAAGCCTAAGACTATTAATATTAACTAGGCATGTCTCCTGGGCATGAGTATAAACTGCCTATAATAAATACTTGACAATCTCACACATTTCCTATACCATGTAATTATGGAAACGAATGTTTGGGAAGATGGCCTAAGGACTGGGGCATCATCAATAATTGATGCGATTCTAAGCATGCTGGAACGAGAACTAAAAAAGAGTAAAGGCCAAGACTTAGTATACGAACATGCCGTCAAGGCAGTAATGAAAAAGATTGAGGAAATGAAAATTGATTAAGCCACTAGAAGATAAGGTAGTACTAGAGCTACCAGAGAAGCAAGAGAAAAAGACTGAATTTGGTCTGATCATTGCAGGATCGAATGATGAAAAGCCACAGGAGGCTATTGTAGCAGCTGTTGGTCCAGGAGCCAAGTTTGCAGATGGCACACTAATGACACTAGACCTAGAGGTTGGTGACAAGGTAATTTTTTCTAAGTATCAGGGAACGGAATTTGAGCACGAAGGCAAGAAGTATTTGATTATTGCCTATCGTGATATCTTTGCTGTCATTAATGACTAAGCAAAAGGATGGATCTAATGATATTGCATGGACCAGCATATACAGAGATTGGTCAGATACTTCTAACCAACACAGAAACTCTGGAACACGAAGCTGACTGGGCTACCAGTGGGCTAGATGCAATTGCAGAAGTTATTGCAGAGCATAGAGGATACAAGAAAGACAAGTATGGCTATGGGCCACTACTAACATCGAATGAGGGTGATGATGAATTTGACAACCAAGTTTTTACTATGCGTACTTATTGTTGGTGCGATGGTGGTCTTGAAGGTCATGAGGATTCATGCCCCCCGAATTTTTATCACAAACGTACTGGTATTACTATTACTTGGTATAAACATTCTGGTAGAGGTATTACATCAAACATAGAGTGGCTACCAGCACTTGAATGGCATAGAATCGTAAATGAATGTATAGAAAGCGTAGTAAGTTAAATGCACACAGATGATCTACTTGAAGTTGTTTTTGGACTAGACCATATCATTGCAGAATTTTTCTGGAACGGTATCTTTATTCTTGCAACATACCTAGTTACTAAGGCTAGGGCTTTGCGTAAGATTCACAAATATATCGATGACCGTCATGATGTAAAGCACGAGAAATACTAATGGATGTTAATAAGGTTATTGAAATATTGCAGAAGCATGGGTTGCTTTGTAAATCGGAGCATGAAGTATGCAATCTATCTAAACAGGGACACGGCTGCAACTGTGGAGCAGTCTATGCAGATTTGAGGGGACAATAGTGAGCGATCAGCCTAGCGAAGGGCAGCTTCGAGGGATTGGCAATAGACTAGACCCACAATCAATTCTATTTGCACCAGAAGAAATTAATGGACTTACTTGGGGTTATTCTATTATTGATAAAAACTCTAAGCCAGAAATTTTTATGGGTGGCGAATGGAAAGAGTTCGTGCCACTAGGTGTCTGGCTACAAATGCTGGATGCCTGGGAAGATCTTATTAAGACTATTAAGCAAGATCCAGAGAAGTATGAACATTATTTGCAATATCCAGAAATTAAGGAAAGAATTGAACAAGATTAATGTATTGGACAAGGGATATGTCAGACTGGTTGATACTCTTGGAAGTGACCTTAGCATTGTTAACGCTGCTCGTGTTAGTTATGATAAGGAAAGTGACGGATTCTCTGAACGAGATTCAAAGCTCATTGACTTCCTTATTAGAGAAGGACACACATCTCCATTCAGACACGCTGCCCTCACATTCGAGGTCTACGCACCGCTATTCGTCGCTAGACAATGGTGGAAGTACGCAGTAGGCTCTACACACGTAGACGATCAAAATGGATGGAATGAGTCTTCTCGTAGATACATTACAGAAGATGAGGAGTTTTATGTTCCTAGTGCATCGTCATGGCGTAGTAAGCCAGAGAATAGCAAGCAGGGTAGCGGTGAACCAATTCATTTTAGTATCGGAGCATTTTACACAAATAAGCTAAATGATATTATTAATGAAGGCACAAAGCTTTACCACGAGGCTATGAAAGATAACGTGGCACCAGAGATTGCCCGTTTATTCCTTCCTGCCTATGGTATGTATGTACGTTGGCGTTGGACGGTATCCTTGCAGGGAGTTATGACGTTCCTAGATCAAAGACTGGAGCATGATGCCCAGATGGAAATTCAGGACTATGCAAAGGCTGTCGATCTATTGACAAGGGAAGCTTTCCCACATACAATGGAATTGCGTAAGTAATAACGCAAAGGGGTGATAGCTCAGCAGGTTAGAGCAATGGACTCATAATCCATCGGTCCTGGGTTCAAGTCCCAGTCACCCTACGCTCTTGTGATGGAATGGCAGACATACTAGACTTAAAATCTGGAGACGAAAGTCGTGTGGGTTCGAGTCCCACCAGGAGTACAGTGGTATAATTATAAAGAATGAGTGGAGCCTAATTGGTAAAGAATAAAACCCCAGAATGGGTTATTGCATTGAAGACAATGCGTAATCGCAAATACTGGAACAAAGCTAATACAGTAGAGTTCTTTGCATTCATGATAAAACTAATAATCATATTCCCAGGATTAATTTTTGGGATTCAGTTTTGGTGGCTGTATATCTTTGCATTGCTTTCCAGCCTTGCTTTGATCTGGTCATCCACAAGAAAGACTTTGCCAACAATTATTCTATTTAATATGGGATGGTCTGTATTGGCAATAGCAGCTATTGTAAAGTATTGGTTAGGATAATATGTCTAAGAAAAGAATTGCAGTTATAGGTAGGGGAACGGCTGGTAGCTTTGCTATCACAAGCCTATCACGCAGATTCCCAGACCACGAAATTGAGTGGTACTTTGATCCAAACACGCCCACGCAGGCTGTCGGAGAAGGCTCTACCATTCCAGTACCACGCAGCCTGTTCCTATCTTTTGGCTTTACTTATGAAGACTTCTTCAGGGTGGATGGCACTGTAAAAACTGGAATTTATAAAAAGAACTGGGGAACAAAGAACGAAGTCTTTAGGCATGACTTTAGACCACCCTCATCTGGCATACACTTCTCAGCTGTTGGTATCCAGAAGTATATTCTAGAGAAGTCAGAGCAGGTCTTGGGAGATCGTCTAAAGGTTATTCCAGAAATAGTTGACTATAGAAACATTGATGCAGACTATATCTTTAATGCCAGCGGTGTTCCAAAGGATTATGATGACTTTCACAAGTCCGACTACATCCCAGTCAATGCTGCCTATGTCACACAGTGCTATTGGGATTTTCCTAGGTTCGATTATACCCTGGCAATTGCGTCTAAGCATGGGTGGGTATTCGGTATTCCACTACAGAATAGATGCTCTATTGGATATATGTATAATAGCAACATTACGACCAAAGAAGAGATCATGGAGGATGTCAAGGGAATTTTTGAGGAATGGAACTTGACTCCAAGCACTGACACCATTAGTCTTAATTTTAATAACTATTATCGAAAGCAAAACTATGAAGATGGTGGACGTATTGCTCACAGTGGAAATTCATCATTCTTCTTAGAGCCACTAGAGGCTACTTCAACTGGACTTATGCACAAGATTCAAAGTGATGCAGCAGATGTTTGGAACGGTATCAAAACTCAGGACGAGGCTAACCAGCTGTACCTTGATGAACTAAGAAATATTGAGCTAATGGTAATGCTACACTATGCTTCTGGATCTAAGTTCGATACTCCATTTTGGCAGTTTGCACAAGAACGTGGTATTCGAAAGATCGAAAGTTATAAAGATAATAAACAATTTAGAGAAATATACGAGGCTGTAAGGCATGGTAAGGACTACTATGATGCAATTCAGCTACCAGAAAAGTTTGTGCAGTATGGAGACTTTGGTAGCTGGCCACCTGCTGCATATATGGTAAATATGGAAAAACTTGGAATCAAGCCAACTATAGATAGAATTTTTGGAGAATAATGACTAGTGTAACTATCGCCACACCAATGTATGGTGGACAGTGTTCTGGAGCTTTTACAAAAAGTTTAATTAACACAATCCCAGCTCTTCTAGAAGCTGGAATTAGCGTATCTTTTATAGATATTTACAACGAAAGCCTTATTACACGTGCTAGAGATTTACTGACACATATTTTTCTGGCTAATAAAACTGACTATCTACTATTCATAGATGCTGATCAAACCTTTAGGCCAGAAGATGTGATAGCTATGATCAAATCTGACAAGGACATTATCGGTGCCCCAGTGCCCATGAAGGGAATTAATTGGAGCAGGGTCAAGCAGGCAGCAAAAGCTGATAAACAAAACCTAGAAGAGTATTCTGGAATATTTAATGTAAACTTTTTGCCAGACTTTTTAAAAACAACAAAGGAAATTAAGCTATCTGATCCCGTTGAGGTATTGTATGTTGGTACTGGGATGCTCCTGATTAAGAGATCGGTATTTGAAAAAATGGAAGATCTGGTTAGCACCTATACTCATGACGGTGCCAATATTCCAGATAGCAATATTATAACTGGTCAAACAAAAATTAAAAACTTCTGGAATACTACCGTAGTTGATGGTAGACTTTTATCAGAGGACTATAACTTTTGCAATATGTGGAAGTCTACTGGTGGAAAGATTTACGTCTACCTATTAGCCAAGGTTTCTCATATTGGAAATTATATATTCTCTGGAGTAATTTTTGACCAAGATAGTATTAATAGGAAATAGTGTCTAACCCTCCATAGCTCAGTGGATAGAGCGTCGGACTTCTAATCCGTGCGTCGTAGGTTCGATCCCTACTGGGGGGACGCTGAAAGGAAACATAATGGAAGAAAAGCTAAAGATTGTGGCATATGTGCATGGGTATTTTCCCAATCATAATGCAGGTGCTGAGGCAATGATGCATCAAATACTTCTAGACCTTGTAAATAGGGGACATGAGGTGAAGGTGCTTACTGGTGATCCTGGTGCCGATGAGTACGAAGGTATTGAGCTGTATGAAATTCACGGTAAGAAAGAAACTGAGATATTGCAGTGGTCGAACCTTATCATTACTCATCTTGACAAGACCAGATTTGCTGTCCAACATGGTAAGCGTTTTAAGAAGCCAGTGGTCCACCTTGTACATAACGATAAGCAGCTGTCTTACAATAAAGTATTTGATACTGGGTCTGCCACATTGGCAATCGCCAACTCTGAGTGGATTCGTAAGACGGTCAAGCGTGGCATTCCATCTACCGTCGTTTATCCACCAACAATTCCAGATCGATACTCTGTTAAAACTAATAAAGAAAATATCACACTCATTAATATGAATGAGGCAAAGGGTGGCAAGATTTTTTGGCAACTTGCCAGGATATTTCCAGAGAAGAAGTTCCTAGGTGTTCGTGGAGCCTATGGTCAGCAGGTAGAGTACGAAAAAGAACTTCCAAACGTCACCATTATAGACAATACACCAGACATTCAAGAGATTTATAAAAAGACTGGGATAATTCTTATGCCATCGTCATATGAAAGCTGGGGACGTGTTGCAATGGAAGCTTCATGTTCTGGTATTCCAGTTATTGCTGCACCAACACCTGGACTAAAAGAGTCTCTAGACTATGCTGGAATCTTTGCAGAGATTGACGATATCGCAGGGTACGTAGAAGCAATCAGAATGCTCGATGATGAAAAGACCTATGAGAAGTATTCTAAGTTAGGTAAGAAGCGTTCGAAAGAGGTTGCTGCCGCCTTTGCATCACAGATGGATGATCTTGAGACTAGGCTAGTTGAGTCAGTTTTTAGAGTCTAGTTCATATTCACTTGGCATTGGAAAGAGGTCCTCTAACAGGGCCTCTTTTACCATTTCAAATGAGTTATCTTCTGTAGATATGAAATCATACTTTATATTATTTATATCATAGCTTTTATATTTTAGTGGTCCAGACGAATAAACCTTTACATCAGATATCTTTTTGCCACCAACGCTAAAAACATTGCCATAGGTAGATCTCCACAGCGTATTGCCCTTCAGAGCCTCTCTAAGGCCCTTTCTAGACATTATCATAGGAACGTGAATATCGTAATCTAATGGCTCCTCTATACCCATCTTAATTAGTCTGAGATAGGTTTGCTCTAATAGCCTGGTATACCCAGATCCCATTGAAAGATCCTGGTACTGGTGAACCTTATCTATTAGCTTGCCACCATGAAGATTGGGAACTTTCTTTAATGGTTTAATTACAAAGAAGTCATCATTCATTAGCACAAACTTCTCAGAGATTGATCTATTGTCTCTAATCTCTTCTAGAATTTTTCTAACGTTTGTGTATTTACTATTTGATTGTGGAACTTCTATAAAGTTTCCAGAATACCATTCTGGTTTACCACCAACTACCCATATTTTAGAGTGGGGTAAATTTTGTACAGCAGATCGAATAGAGTATCTAAGCTCTTCGTTATCACCGTTTTTACAAATATATACTAAGTCCACATAAACAGTATATCAGTCTTCGGCCAATCTTTCATATGCCCAGCCTAAAGTTGCTGAAGCAATTTCATCATTGTAATAATCTTTTTCCTGGATCAAGGCACGTAGCTTTTCAAAGAACCGTATTCTTTCGGTCATCTTAATTATTTCAATAGCCATGGGGTTGACATCTTGAGTAAATTTTTTAAATTCTTCATGAATTTCTTCCGAATAATCCATCTATCAATTATACCAGTATGCTATACTAAATAAATGAACAACTGTACACTATGCGGACACGAACTTGTAAATGTAATTTACGGCATGCCTGGCCCAAAGCTGGTCGAAATGGCTAAGAGCGAGGGTATTGCTCTAGGTGGCTGCTCAATCACTGAGGACAGCCCTAAGCTTTACTGCTATGGCTGTGGAGAGACATTCTAAATTGGATATAAATAACTTAGCAAACATGCGTATGTCAGATTTTGAGAATCTTGGCAAGGAGCAATACAATAAGGGATTTGTTGCTGCCCTATCTACAGTAATTAAGCTATTAGGCAATCAGATCTGCGAGGACTACAACGCTGATGGTGTCTGTGAGCATGATAAGTGCCACTCATTCTTTGAGCTATCAGAGGGTCTAAGTTCTGCAAAAAATAACATACAGTAGTTGACTTTGGTCCCATTTTGGGATACCATATATGTATGCAAACTTTCTTACCATATAAAGACTTTGACAAGACCGCACACGTATTAGACTCTAAGCGACTAAATAAGCAAATCCTAGAGGGCTATCAGATTATGAATGTCCTAATGAACCCAGACCCACGTGCAGGATGGCGTAATCACCCTGCTGTAAAGATGTGGCGTGGCTTTGAGAACTCACTATTCGACTATATCCTAGCAATGATCCGTGAGGCAGATCGTCGTGGTATCAAAACAGACAAGAACAAGGACAATCTGTTACAGTTGCGTGTACGTACAATCTCACAGTGGGGTGACGGTACGCCAGAATGGTATAACGACAAGCACAAGATGGATAGAGTTACTACGACTCACAAAGCTAATCTATACCGTAAAGACGAAGTCTTTTACCACAACTTTGCCAAGGCAGTAATTAGCCCAAACAATGAGCCTTGCTGTGAGAAGTGCAATTATTTCTGGGTAACACATACTGTATAATATTGGTATGACCACAATAGAGAAAACCCTAGACCTAAAATCTACTGGCAAAAACCTGAGAGTAATTGCTACAGTTGATATTGCAAAGATTAAAGAGCTAATTAATAATCTAACAGAGGATGACTGGCTAGAGAATACATCTAGACAAACATTCTTTAATAATCACTCTAGAACTGTCACATACTTCATGGTTGACTACGATCTTGGATGGACATCTGATGCTGGATATCAGCCAAAGATTCTTAGGCCAGACTCGGAATTGTGGAAAGCCATTCTACCAATTGTAAACTTGCTAGAAGAGTATCATGATGGTAGGGTTGGTCGTGTAATCATTCCTAAGCTGCTTTCTGGTGGAACTATTTCTGCACACAGAGATTCTGGGGAATACCTGGAGTCTGTCAGAAGACATCACCTACCAATTACTACCAATGAGAATGTATTCTTTGCAGTAGATGGAGAAGTTGTGAACATGAGAGAAGGAGAAATCTGGGAAATTCACAACAATCTGATCCATGAGGTAGAAAACCTGTCTCACGAGGACAGGGTTCATATTCTAATTGATATTATCCCAAATAAGTACTTAAACTAATCTTCTTTAGTCTTTGGAGTTAGCTTATCCCATACGCCAGAATCAGATCCCTGGTATGCCTGCCCAGTTTCTCTGTCAATCAGTAGCCACTTCTCTGGAGATTTTGTATATATCTTAAGGGTAACTGGAGACTCAAGTTCTTTATATAAATAATGATTTCTTTCGGGCATATAAAAATTATACCAGAAGCTTGACAATTAGGATTCCCTAACCTATAATAATAAGGTGATAAAGTTTAGAAAATACGGACCTAATAGGTACGAGCCAGGTAAGTTCTTTGGCTTTGTTATTGAGATTCATCCCAAATATAAGGGAATAGATTTTTATATTGGTAAATATGTATTCGCATTCTGGAAAGGCTTCAAGAAGTGATCGACTATAAAACTCCTATGACTGTGGCGGAAGCTATTGAAAGACTAAAACAGCTGCCACAAGATAGCAAATTAATTGTTGCTGATTGGGATAGCGAATACGGTGGAACACATTATACACACGTCTGGGGCTTTTCTGATGATGGTCACGTCCTAGACGGACTATGTAAAGATGACTGGTATGTAGAAGATACCTGGGACTATGAAGAGCTAGACGAGGATCAGAATGATTGAGACTGTTGGACATTACCAAGAAGACGAGATTAAAAATCTTTTTATTGGTAGGAAAGTTGTAAAGGCTGAGGGTTCTGAGCTTACCCTAGACGATGGTACTGTTTTGCAGGTAATCCCTAATGATGGTGGATGCTCCTGTGGTGCTGGAGATTACTACATAGACAATCTTAATAAGTTTGACAATGTTATTACAGATGTTGAGATTAAGGCTGTTCCATATTCTGATGACACGTGGGAATCTAGTTACACCTATCAGCTATTCGTATACTCTGGCGGTATCTCAACATCAGTAGCTGACATCAAGGGTGATGATGGTAACGGATACTATGGTACAGGATTTGAGATTCATGTCAAATACCGTCCAGCACCACCAAGACCAGAATATGTAAACATTTTTGATGAGAGTAATTGGATAAAGCCATAATGAGTTTTGAAAGATTTAGCACATCGGATGTTTATATATTTGAGCATGTTGGTGGTTTTATCCAATGCTGTGGATGCATTATGGGCGATGATTGGGACTACAGCACCCCACGTGAAATGCTTGCACATCTAAATAAGCATGAGGATGCAGGGCATGATATAGGTAAAGCTCGTGCTAGAATTATCGAAGAATATCCAGACCTAGATGTCAGCATTGAGCCATATGTTAGATCACCAGAGGAAGAAGAAAGAATTAAATCAAAGCTGGGGGCAGCCTTTGAGCAACATCCACCAGAACAATTTAGAGACAAGGCGAACGGAGAATAAATGCCACTTCATGTAGATATTCGAATTAATGACAAATTAATTAATGAAATACACATAGGTCGTGCCAAGGGTGGCACTGATCCAGATGACATCAACACCTATATTGTTATAGATGGAGAACAGCCTCTTCGCTTGGAAGACTGGTATATTGACGGCATTCCATTCACCCATCGATATGGGGATGGTGCAGAGGTTTGTGTAATGAAGGGTATGGAGGCCCTGTATGGCAAAGTTAGTTGAGTTTCATATTCCATGGCACAAGCTGAGTGCACACATGATCATTGCTGATAAAGTAGATACTTACATTGGCAGGGGAGATTCCTGGGGCATTGGTATCGAATACAATCATTATGAAAGAGCACTAACATTACACATACTAAACCTATACATGGGTTTTCAGGTCTGGTACAAAAATGAGGAGGAATAGACTGATGAGCAAAAAGAATGATTCAACAAAGAAGAGTCTGATCAAGACGGCTAGCTGGGAAGCCTTTCACCTAATTGGTGTGGCTGGAGTTATCTATCTATTTACAGGTGAGTGGGAGTACGCTACTTGGGGAGCATTGCTATACATTGCATGGGAAGCAATCGGATACTTCATTCACGAACGCCTATGGGCTAAGTTTGGTAAAATAAAGTAATATAAAATTCGGGCGAAAAAGCTCGGCGGTAAATAAGAGGTTCCATGCTTGACACAAGCACGATTCTCTAGTATACTTTCATTAAACGATAAATATATTTCATTTAAGGAAAACAATGAGGGAATTTTACACTGAACCCAAGCAAAGGCCTATTGCAGAGATTAGGTATGAGCTACCACGTGGTGACTATTTTGATAACTATAGCTACATGGATGACACTCTTAATCCTGTGATCACTGTGACATATGAAGACGGTACTCGTAGTGTATTTGACACCAACCTTATCTATAAGCGAGGGTACAATGCAGGAGTACAAGACACCAATAACTCTATTAAGCGTAAGTTAGGACTAAACTAATGCCATCCCTAGTAGAACTAAAGACAGATTCATTCTCAGCTATTGTTCCAAATATTAATGATATGCCAGCAATGCGTCTTATGGCTATTCAGCTTGCTCAGAGCCAGGAATGGCAGTATGGCATGATGATGAACCTTCTACGAGAGAATATCTCAGAGGAGTTGCATGAGGCTTTTGATAGCTTAAGTAATCGTGAGATGCAGCAGGTTCTTGTTCAGTGGATTGCTCAAGCAGATGTCTAGAATTAATGACTTTGAGAACTTGCCTGATGTAAGAGGATCTCACTTTAGTGCATTTGATGAACTACAGTTTACAAAGCCACATACTATTGAAGTAGATGATGAAACCTATGATAAGCTACTAGCGTTTATCAATAGTGAGCCTAAAGACTCTCCAGCACTCAGACGTTTATTCGAGCGGTATCGTAAGAAGGATCAATCTAATCCCTAGTATAAGATATACTATACGTATGAATAAAGACTATAGCGTATTGTTTGGATGGTTGACTGTTTTCTATTCTTTATCAGCTATTTTTCTGATATGGATAAATAATAAAGAAAAGAAGAAATAGGCTTGAAAGACATAATAGCCCCATACATAAAGCAATTCAAGAAAAGCCCTATACACATCAAGGTCCTGGCTACATTATGTTTAATATATTTGGCTATGCCCATAGATCCTTTTGATGTTTTGTTTCCATGGTTAGCTTGGCAAGATGATATTGTAATAGCTGGATTGCTTCTAAAGATGCTACACAAGTATGGCTCAGAAGTAGGAGATACCTACAAAAAACCTATTGAAATCATAAAAGAAATACGAGCCAACAGGAAACACAGGCATTAGTTTATACCCCGTCAAAATCGATTCTGTGGCTGTTTAGAGTATGTTTTTGATGTGTTTCTTAATGAAAAGATCTTACTGAGTTATACACAGGATGTTAATAAGTGGATGGAAATGGAGGATAGTGGAGAATAGAACACATCCTATCATAAACGTAATCATTTGTCAAGTAGCAAAATAGCCCCATATCACACATATCCACATTTGTCAAGCTTTTTCTTATATAAATTTCTGGGAAAAATATCCAATAATCGTAATGTTATTTATATAAACATATATACTATTTGTCAAAATGTATATACTTTCTGGGATAATTTTATATCCATCGTAATCCCATATCAAGACAATGTCTTTGTATTTATACTAGGGGTATTTGTTATAATGGGGGATTCTGATCTGTACCGCTTTGCGAATCCTTAACAGGATTAGTATTGATTCCTTCAACCTTTGGGGTAAAAACAAACATCTTCGTAATAGCTTTATCTAATCCAGTAATAGAGAAGAAGGCAAACCACATATTCATACCAGGTTCAAATGGTGACTGGTACCCAGGGGTATTCATCAGCTTAGAAAAATGTCTAGGACTCATACCTATATTATACCTTAATAGATAATGTTAACCAAGGATCTCTAGATCAGCAATAGATGCAAATTCATCTGTTTCTTCAATAACAATATCTCCAGTAGCTAGATCAATTGTTAGGATATTTGCATTAGGTCTATTGTCTACTTCACCAAAAGGATTAAATGTTTGTGATCCTTTACGGTTAGCAAATACAACAAGCTTTCCATTAATGTGTACTGCACCTCTTAGGAAGAATGCATCTGAGTCTACAATGTATCTCTTTGATACTCTTAGGTCAGATAGATCTACTGTGATCATCATACCCCTCTGAGATCCAAAAGAATAGATCTTGTTGTCAACAATAACTAGATC